ACCGCTCATCTGCACAGTGCCGCGCCAACACGGCGTCCACGTCGCAGTCGTGGTTTACGTCCTTGTCGAGCAGCACGTAGCAGCCGATGCCCGGCGCACCATGCACAGCCGTCCACTGGTCCGGCATGTACGTGAACGTCGGCGACTCGCCGTCTCGGAGTTCCGTCGCGTTGCGCATGGGCACGATGCCGTGGCCGGTGTCGAAGCCGATCCAGGTGCCGGGGAGCACGCCCCACAGCCCCTTCTCGACCACGATCTCCGTTGGGCGGTGAAAGAGCCGCCCGCGCGGGTCGCGCGTCTCGACCCAGAGCGTGCGCGTTGGCATTACGCTCCTGCCTCCGCGAGCCGACGCTTCCGCTTCTCGGAGATTTCGCGCGCCTCATGCAAGAGCGTCGCGGCTTCGTCCGCGGTGAGCGAATCACGCTCGGCGGCCGATGCCAAGGCGTCCTGCGAGTCCTTCTTGAAGGCGGGGTCTTTGGCGAACGCCGCGAGCTCAGCGCGCTGCGCGTCGCTCGCCGCCTGCGCCACCGGACGCACCTCGCGCCGCGGTTCGCGACTCTCTGGCGCACTGCCGTTCCGCCCCTTGGCCTTCCACGACTTGAGCATCTGGCGCACCATCGCCTCGGGCACCAAGTCGAGGATCGCGTTGCGCTTCGCGACGGACAGCGCCTTCCTGTCGGCGAAGCGGTCATCGACCGACGAGCCGTCGCGCTTGCGGAGTGCGTAAGGATAGAACGCGAGCCCGACACCCTCGGCGCCCGTCCGATGGTCCCGCGCGATCGCGACGCACTCGACGCCGCGCTCGCCGTTCCGCTCGACCTCGCGCGCCTCGATGTTGTGAATCGGGAAGCGGATCGGGAAGCCCTGCTCGGCGCGGAGCCGTGCGAACTCCATCGCACCAACGATCGACACGCCCTCGACGAGCGTGCCCTGAATCTTGAAGCTGTAGAACCACTCGTCGCTCGCTTCGCCGGTCAGTTGCTTCATGAGCTGCGTGTCGTCGCGCTCGCGCATGTACGCGGCGACCTGCGACGGTGTCAGATCGATGATTTCGGCCATCGCCGCGCGGCCACGGGCGAGCTCAGTGTCGTGCGGCACCTCGTCCGTGATCTCGAAGCCTTGCGAGCCGACTAACTGTGGTGCCCTCATCTATTTCTCCTGCGCGCTCTGATGGCGCGCTTGGACAGCGTGGGGTTTTCGGCGATGCAGCGCCGCACAAACTGGCGCTCTGTTTCGTCGGGCCGTTTGACCAGCCCTTTGCCATAGGCCATCTGCGCGTGACGCAGGCACGGCTGATCTTCGCGGCACCCGCACTCGTCCACGGCGGCGTTGGCGTTAGGCGCGGTCATACGACGACGACCTGTGCCGCGACCTGCTCGGCCATGCGCTCGGTTTCCGTTCGGACCTCGCCTACCGTCCAATAGTGATCGTCTGAGTGGTAGGCGCGCTCGCAGCCGCGCTCCCTCGCGTCGCGCGCGCGGCGTTCTGGCGACGGCGCGTCGCCGTAGTGCGCGCAGTCGAAGCCGATCCACCAGCCGTCATCGTACATCGCGCCCGCGAACGTGACGCCGCCGTGCACGTCGACGATATGCTCAATCCGGTGGTCGCAGTACGATTCGTCGCACGGCTCTGCCTTCGTGCACTGACCGTAGTCCTTCCCGTGCCACGGATGGTACTTCGGCACCGCGACGTACCCGCACAGGTAGCCGATGCCGTTCTCGCGGACACGGCACGTTAGGCCGTGCGCGGTCCACTCGGCGACGGGCGGATCGGGCTTCCACTCCGGATCGGGCATGAGCTTGCCGTCGCGGAAGAAGTTTCGCTTCGTGACATTCTGCCCGCGTCCCCAATCGAGATGGCCGCCATGTTCGCCTGCGCGCTCCCAGAGTCCGTCGTACTCGCCACGCACGAAGACCGCGAGGCAGTAGAGGAAGCCACGTTCGCGCGCGCGGTCGATGTCGGCGATCGCCTTCTCGACCTCCGCCTGCGGGAACCCCTGCGGCACGAGCGTCGCGACCGACAACTCGTCGCCAGCGAAGCACGTTGTGGTGAGAGAGAGGATCTTCATCGCGCTTCCCTCGCGCTCAACGCTTCGCCTAACTCCACCGTGAGCCGCGCGCCGAGCACGGCCGAGTCGTACGCCGCGCGGGCCATGATGCGGCCTCGCACGGCGTCGTATTGCTTGGCCCGGTGCGCCATGTATTGCTCGTCCTTCTCGATGTACTTCTCGGCGGCCGTAACGCTCCGCTCCCGGCCCGTCTCGATGAGCCGGACGATGCCCGCGTCCTTGACTAACGCGCGCTCATCTTCGAGCTGCATTTCGAGAATCGTCGCGTCGGCCAGCTTCTTCGCGGCGACGGTGATCTCTAAGAGGCAGTCGCCGACAGGAGTGCCGTAGGTGGTCATAGCGCCACCTCCCCGCGTTCGCCGAGAATGGCGTGGTACTCGTCCTCGAGCATCGCCCAGATCCGCTCGCTGCCTTCGGCAACGAGAATATTCGCCCACTCGTCGGCACGGAGGGCGGAGCCGCTCCCGTAGCACCGGCCAGCGGGCAACAAATCGCACTCGCCCGATTGCTGGCCATCGTACTGTGGATGTGCGGCGTGGTAGCCGACATCGATGCCTAGCAATGGGAGCGAGAGAGGAAGGCCGCTCGCCTCGCGGAAGGCTAGTTCACTTTCGAGAACGGACGTCATGTTCTGCGGCAGATACCAGCCAGTCTGTGCCGTGAAATGGGTAGCGCCCAACGGGCCGATGAGCACCATGCGAAGCCTGCAGGAGCCGATGCCGTAATTCTTCGACGGATCCTTGTCCCGCTTGTCGAACGCGGGCGTGATAGTCATGCGCCGCTCGAACGCGTTAGGCTGCTCCGGCGGCTCGTCGGGCGTCATGCCCGGATGCTGGATCACGCCGTCCTCGTCCTCGTAGGGCATGTCGTTTGGCTCGAAGCTCATGACGCCCTCGCGGGGAAGGTTTGCCACCACACGCGGAGCTTCTCGCGATCTTCGGCCATGCGCTCTGATTCGACCTGCCGATCCGTCTCGTCCGTCTCTGCGTGCGTCCGCTTCTCCCCGCAGTAGGGGCAGAATCCGGGGACATCGCAGCGCCGCGCGACGACGCCGGGATAGCCGCAGTGGCGGCACTCCCATTCGATCGGCTTCACGAGCGGCGTCTTGTCGATCTTGGACCAGAACACGCGCCAGGCTTCGATTCGCATGGTCTAGTATCCCTCTGCCGGATCTTCGCCGTTGACGACACCGGTTTGGCGCCGTAAGGCGAGCGAGCGTCGCCGGTTAGGCCGGAGCACGCGCGGGTCCTGGAGTCCGTCGTATTTGTGCCGGCGGATCGTGAGGGCCGAGAGGATGCGGTCGGCCAAGAAGATCACGGCGACCATGCCGAGCACGAACAGGAGAAAGAGCGGCGCGGCCAGCGCGTCGAGGCGATTGAATACCATGCTCATCGTGCGTCCTCCCTCGCTGTTGCCACCATGACCCAGCAGACGAACGCCTCGGTGAACGCGAGCACGGAAACGAGCTTGGCTAGGCCAGGCGCTTCGATTATGCAGGCCACGCCAAATCCGAAGAAATAGATGCCGAGCACCACGAACATGGCAGCGAGGCAACGGCCGAAACCGCGATCTGTCATCGTGCGTCCCTCCCAATGCGGTACATGATCTCCGCTTCGCGCCCGGCGCTGTCCGCCTCGGCATCCTTCCCCATTGCGTCGTACACGGCCCACGGCGGCAGCTCGGTCGTCTCCTGCATCCGGAGATCGCCCCACATGGCGACGCCTAACCGGGAGGCTTCGGGATAGTCGGGCGCCTGGATCGTGCCGACGCACCTGCCGTTGAGCCACGCTGCATAGGTGCGCATTAGGCCGCGCTCTCGTAGGCCGCGATATAGGCGGCGATCGCCTGGCTGATGCGGGGACTGTGGCGGGCGCCCTTCAACACGTAGTAGAGATGCGGCTTGCTCACGCCGAGCATCGCTGCGTATTGACCCATCGTCAGGCCCGCCTGCGCGAGCGCGGCGCGCAACTGCTTGCGTTGCGCGGTCAAATCGCCCATCGTTACCCGCGCGTTGTTACGGTGTCCGTTTTGCATGGGCTGATAATACAAGCCGTCAGTTACGGCGTCAAGCCCCCAGTTTCAGGGCTCTAACTCTTTCCCGCGGGGATGGGCGGTGTCTCATGGTTCCAACACCTGATGTCGATGTCAGCACGCAAGGGAAGCGGCTCGGCTTCTTGCGAAGGCGCCTCAGCGTGCGCCTCGGGCGGGATCTGGGAAGAAAGGAAGCGGGTGCCGCGCTCGGCGTGTCCGGCCAGACGGTGGGGGAATGGGAGTCCGATAAGAAGCGGCCGGACGTGGACCGTCTGGATGCGATCGCGGCGTACTACGGGGCTACGAAAGAATGGATCTTGTGGGGGAAGGGCGAGCCGCCGCGAGACGTGTATTTCTCTCGCCCTCCATCTCCCGGCGTCGACCTCCGTAGCAAGCGACGCCGGAGAAAGCAGGGTTAGGCGAGGCGGAGCGCGGGGTCGAGTGCTCGCTGTCGGTCAGCAAACGCCTCGAGCGAATGCATGAGTTCTTCGTCGGCTGCCTCGGCGCTGACGGTGCAGGAGAGGATGGGCTTCGGGCCTGGCCCAAAGACGCGGATCGTGACGGAGTCGCCGACGCCGACTTCCGCATACACGCCAGCGTGGTAGGTGGCGAGATGGTCGAACAGTTCGTTCATGACTTCAGGAGGGAGCGGCATTGCAGGGGTTGCTCAGATGGCGGGGCGGCAAACATTTCCCCGGTAAACGGAATGCGCAAGTGTCATGTGGCGAACATAGCGCCGGGCCGCGCCGCCGAAATGCCGAACCTTAAGCGTGTCCCAGAAGTGTATATCGATGTCCCCAATCTGCACTTGCACGGAGCGACAATGCTATACCGATGGCTCGCGGTGATCATGATCGGAACGCTACTTGGCGCGTGCGGCAGCTCGACGGCGCCCGATAATCCGTGTGGCTCGGCGATGGCCCAGGTCCGGCAGACGTACGGACCGCCGGCCAACGTCACCACACCGAGCGCCACGCGCGAGGACTGGTACTACCCGCCCGGCACGGTGGCGCCGATTCCGCCCAACGATAACGGCTCCTTCGACATGATTTTCGATTGGTCCACTGGACGCTGTACTACCTTCTCCGAACAGGGGTAAGCATGCTGATCACGTTGAACACTGAGCCCGAAACCAAGCGCGCGCTGCGGCGCGCGGCGTGCGCACGGCTCGACGCGCTCTGGGACTCCGGCACGCAGGCGGACCCGGAGGAAGCTGCCGAAGTCCTCATCGCCGAGGCGCGCGCGATCGCGGCAGCGTGGGTGAGGGCGCGGGGCGCTACGGCCGGAGCAAGAACGTAGCGACCCAGCAGGCCAGCCCGGCCGCCACGAGATTCACGCGGCTCGAGACGCCGAACGTGGCGAGTAGAAAGAGCAGGAGCGCGAGGACAAGCAGGATGAGCCGGAGCGTGATCATGGTGCCTCCGAGGATTGAAATGCGTCGATGATCGGCGCGAGGAACGCGGCCTCGGCCTCTGCGCGGCCTTCGTCGCCGGTCGCTGCGCCGGGTCCGTGGTTCTTCTGGATGCCGTATAACACTCGGGTCAACGCTTTCGAGAACAGCCGGCCGTGTGGCCTGAGCGACCATCGCCAGCATCGCGTCGAAATCGTCTCGCACTCGCGGCCTAGCGTGAGGACGTTCAGGAACACGTCGAACGCGCGGACCACGCGGTAGGGGTAGCTCCCGCGCGTCGCGGTCGATTCTGATTTGGCCGTGTCGGCCGGCGTCCACGAGGGTTGCGCGTGGCTGCCGCGAATGAAGAACACGACGGCCGCGACGAGGAGTGCCGCGATTGCGGCCCACCACCACGGGCTCACGGCGTCCATCCAATCGAGATGCCCGGACCCCAATGGAGCCGCCGATCATCAACCGCCGCGATCGCGCTCACTCCGAGCGTGAGGTGCACGTGCGAGAGAAAGGACGGCGGCTTCTGGCTGACCAAGCCCAAGAGGTGCGTCACGCTGTCGCCGCGCGCGTTCGCGAGCGCCCAGCCCGCGCGGCAGTCGGCCAGCGTGATCGTGCAGGCGCGGATCGTCGAATCGGCTACGGCGCGCGCGACGTAGACCGTGTCGTTCCGGGTGAGCGTGTCGTGCACCCGTGCGGTGTCATATCGGGTGAGTAGCTTGGTGAGTCGCACGGTATCTGCGACGTAAAGCGTCTCGGCGCGCGCCTCCTTGGCGGCGAGTACCGCAATCTGCGCTTTGTCCGCCGCGATCACCGCCTTGAGCGCACCGACCTGCCGTTCATGCGATGACCACGCGGCCACGCCCCCGAGTGCGAGGACGATGGCCGCGCCGATCGCGATCAGCTTGTTCTCGAGCGTCACTTCCCCGACGCCTGGTTGAGTGCTGCAGCCTTGACGGCGGCGGCCGCCGCCGCGAGGTCGATCCGGAGGAACTTCGGATTTCTCCGCAGGATGAACCACGCGCCGATCATCCCGGCGATACCGGTCCCGATGTGCGTGCTGATCGGATTGAACAAGAGAGTGGTGAGCATGGTGCCTCCGTTAGGCCGCGGGCGCCGTCGGTGCCGCGGGCGTGAGGGCGGCCGTCGCGGCTTGCACGGCAGCGGTGGACTGCGCGAGCGCCGCGATGGGCGCGTCGAGTGTCGCGGGATCGATCGACGCCGCAGCGTGCGCGGCAACAGCCGCGGTCAGGTCGGTCGTCGCTTGCGCGTTCGCTTGAACCGCAGCGGTGAGGTCGGCGATGGAAGCCATGAGAATCGTCTCCAGGTGCGTGAGGTGGGCGTGGACGTGCTCGAACGGATCGTTAGGCTCTCGTTTCACGTGGAACAAGTTCACGGCGCGACCCCAATAGGCTCAGGGATGATGTAGCTGATCACGCGCGCGGTGAGCACCATACCGATCGTGCACCCCACGCCCTCGCGCTCATTTCCGGCCTGGCGCTTCATGATCGTGTTCGCTTCGACCGTCAGGATGAGCGGATCGGTCCGGACGACGACGCCCATGTGATCGGCGTAGCCATCGCCCGCCAAGTCGTAGAGCACGGCGTAGCCCGGCTGGGGCGTGAGCGTAAGGCGGCCGCGCACTTTCCCCATCGAGTGCCACGACTCGCACGATCCGGCGGCCGCGGCCGGGATGACGGCACCGCAATCGCGGAACCACGCGCTGACCGCCGCCGCGCACCACGGCGAGCCTAACGGCGTGCCGACCGCATTCAGGTAGCTGTCGATTGTGGGCGAGCGATTGGAGCCGGGCGGTTCTTCCACGAGGCCGATGTCCACGCAGGCGCGCGCCGCGATCGAGCGGTTGATGAGCGGCGTCGAGGTCGGGAGCCAGCGGACGAGGCCCGGAATGAGGGCGCTCATTCGTGATCCCCGTGGCCACGCCACGCTTTGATTGCGTCGGTGATCCCCGCCACGAAACTCACGATTGGCGTGCGATCGATACAGTAGCCGCCCAGGAGGACGAGGCCAAAACCCGCGCCTAACGTGAGGAGTGACGGCGCGGCGCGTTCAACGTAGATGTACGCCCCGCCGCCGGCGGCGCAGAGCCAGCCGAAGAGGGAGAAGCGCGCGAAGAAGGATGCCGGCCTGTCAGGGGTCGCGATCATTCGTCGACACTCCACCGCGGCCGCGGCAGGTTCCGACGCTCGGCCATTTTGTCAATCACTTCGCGGATTTCGATGAGCTCATCGTGCCGCTCGCGACGAAGCGCCGCGACATCATCTTTGCGTTCCTTGTTCGCGGCAGCGATCAGGTTCCGGAGGTCGGTGAACTTGGGCTCGAGCATTTCGCCGATCGCCGCCTTGATGCCGGACGACAGAAAGGATCGGACGATCCACACGCCGATGCCGGTGATCACGGCCATGAGGATCGCCGTCGTCTTGGAGACCGTGTCCGTTTGCGGGGCTTGCAGCATCGCAGTTGCGCCCATTAAGAAAGGACCCTCGACAGATGCGAAACGGGCGGCGCGGACTCCCGTGCAAGGAGCCCAACGCCGCCCGTAAGACGGCCTGCCCGATTGTCTGCGCGCCTGCGTCGGCGCGCCCGTCTAATGTACCGCCGTTAGGCGGTTTCCGCTATAACGCGCCGCCCGTTGGCGGACAGAACGCGTTCGCGATCGCGCTGTTAGCGCTCGGCGACCACCCGGTGAGCGTCCCCCATACGAGGAAGAACACCTGTACCGTCGATGAGCTCTGGAGAAACCGAAAGGTCATCGTGGTCGACGTCGTGGCCGAGCCCGTGATCTCCGTTGTGGGCGGCGTCGAGGTGCCGGCCTTCAAGTGCCATGTGACGCCGCTCGGCGTTCCTGCGGCCGGGGCGATCGTGATGCTAAAGCTCTGCGACGGCGCATCATAGTCGACGCTGCTGATCGTGGGCGTCGGGATGGTGGCTGCCGTGGTCGCCGTCAAGAACGCGGTCGTCTTGGCCGATTCGCCGCCCGAGGTCGAGACGCCGGAATACTGCCAACTGTCGTGCTCGGCTGGCGACAAGCCCGAGTGCGTAAGCGTTTGTGTTCCGCTCGCGAGGGCGGTGCGGGCGGTGTCGGGCGGCAGGACGACGCCGTTCTTGTAGGTCCGGATGAAGTCGAAGTTGCTGATCGAGCTCGGCATGACGACATGGTTGGTCACGCTCGAGGAGGTGACGGACGTGTTGGCCGCGCTCGCCGGCGCACTGGGCGCGACCGGCGTCGCCCGCACCGTCCGGAAGTTGATGAAGCCCGAGGTTTCGCTGTGCGCGTCGTATGCCACAAAGGTCGCGATCTCCACCAGGTTGGTGGCGTCAATCGCTTGGCCCTGGACCACCGCTTCGGGGCCTGAGGTCAGGGTGAAGTTGTCGATCTGCGGCATCTCCGTGCCCACGTTGTAGACGGAGATCGGGCTTCCGGGGTCGGTGGCCGACGTGTACACCTTGCTCCACCAGCGGACGTAGCGCGTCGTGAAATCCCATTCGACCGTGTACGTGTTCGCGCTCGCGCCGGCCATGACCGTGATGGTGGGCGCGGGCGGCGAGAAGATGGGGACGCTGATGACGAAGGTCCGGCCCGCGAACCGGTGGCCCGTCGTGCTCACGGTGATGGGCGTGACTGCGACGTCGGTGGACGGGCTCGCGACGATGCGGTCCGCCCCAGACGCCGTGCCGACCACCGTGGTCGAGGCGCCGAACGCGAGATCGCCGGTTCGCCGCGACTGGACCGAATACTCCATGTGATCGAAGAAGGGCGTGTTGGGCGCGGTCCAGAGGGCGGTCACCCACGCCACCACCGCCGCCGGATCGCCCTGCACGTTGGCCGTCAGGTGAAAATCGTCGGGAACCGCGATGTCATCGAAGGGACCGCCTAGCCCGCCCAACGCCGCGAAGCTCGATTGAATGGCACTCACGCCCGGCACCATCACCAAAAACTCCTGTCCCCAGAGATCCTTGCCCACGATGGCACCGGTGGCAAGCGTACGCCCGGCGATCGGCGAGCCCGTGTCGTTCCCGGCCGCGTCCATGATGACGCGGCGATCCGTATACTGCCGGGTCGCAATGCCCACGCGGTCGCCGATCGTGAGCCAGGGATAGGCGAGCACCGTCTTGACCTTCCAGAGCCGAACGCCGCTCGAGAAGGCGCCCAGCATCATGAGTGCTAAGTTCTGCGCCTCGGGCCCGTCGTTCCATTGGCAGAGAAGATCCGGCAGCACCATGACATCGAACAGGTTGGCGAGTCCGTATCCCAAGAACGCGTTGAAGTCCACGAACTGCGCCTGATTGGCGAAGCCGCCCGCCGTGGTGCTCGTCCCCGCGAAGTCGAAGTTGTAGCCGGCCTGCACGATCGGCATGCGCCGGTCCATGCCGGTTGGCGTGTCGAGCGAGACGTAGTGCCGCTCATCCCATGTGATCGAGGGGGCTTGATCGCCAAAGATGTCGGCGAACTGAATCTTTCCCTGATCGGCGAACACGACGCCGCCACAGTGGAGGGCGAGTGCCGCCAGCACATCAGCCGCCGCGGTGCCGTTGTTCTTCCCGATCAAAGAGGCCGTCGTGAAGCGGCCCGTCGCGGGCGGCAGCGTGCCGCGGTAACGCGCGGGGACCTGTGCCTGATTGTCGCGCACATCGCGGAACACGTCGGCAAAATCCTCGGCGGCGTACTGCACGTCCGAGCGCTGGAACACGTCCGAGTGTACTTCGAACGTATCGCCGATCGACGGCACGTCGGCGGTCGTCGGCACGAGAATGAGGAAGGCGTTGCTCGTGTTCGCGGCGAAGGAGGGCGGCGCCAAGATCGTAATCGATTGCCCGTTCAAGGTGCCCGAGGTCCAGTAGGTGCGCCATGGCCCAGCGCCTTGGAGGAGCCCGTTGGGTTGCATGAGTCCTGCGGCGAAAGGCGTCCCGGTGACCTGCACGGTCACGATGACGGGGCCAGCGCCCGAGGTCGACACCGCCTGCACGGCGTAGGAGCCGACGCCTTGGCCCTGCTCGCTATTGAGCGGCACGGACGCCTTGAGCCGGTCGGTGACGCCCAAGAAGGTGAACGCTTCTTGATCGTCCGAAGGGTCGCGCTGCTCCAACCGGAAGCTGTCCTTGTACCAGCGCATCTTGCTCACGCGATTGACCGCGTAGATGCGCGCTTCAACATTCTGCGGCGCGTACTGCGAGGCGAGCTGCGTCGCCAGATCGCGCGCGTCCTGTGTGAGCCGGTAGATGGGCAGCTTGAGCTCGGCGATCTCGGACTGGCCCGTGGTCGGATCGATCGTGCACGAGGACTGCATGTCCCCGATGTAGCGGAAGGTCGAGAAGGTTTGCCGGGCCTCGAGCGTGATCGCCTGGATATAGGGTGTCGCGTAGTGCGTCGCACCCGTCGAGGACGTGAGCGTGGCCGTCACCTTGTAATACCGCTGCAAGAACGTCGTGCCGGCGATGATGAGCGTATCGATGGCGCCGACCGTCCGGTGCACGCCATCCGTCGACACCACGTCCCCATCCTGCACGGTGCCCACGGTGATGTCCGAGGAGCCGAAGTTGTCGCTCGAGGCGTGGAGGTTGTACGTCACGGACTCCGAGCCTAACGCAATGTCATCGAACCGGCACTCGACATCTTCCGTGGGAACCACCTCGAGGTCGAGCGGCACGGCGACGGTGCCGTTGGCCGGATACGTCTGGATCGCGAGCACATGGTAGGGCACCGCCCAGAGCTGCGCGTCGAGCACGCGCGCTGTCCCGATGCGCGATATGCCGAAGGATCCGCTCGCCACGGTCATGGCCCCAAAGCCGGGGACAGCGCCGGTCGTCTCCTGCGGATCGGGGCTGTGGTTGATGTCGAGCGGCGAGAAGCCGGAGAGGATGTTCGGCGGGTACGGTCCGATCGAATGATCACCGCCCGTGCCGCCCGTGGCGACGCGCCAGAACGTCGTGTTGTTCAAGTTCGCGACCAATGCGTTATCGGCGCAGCCGATCCAGAGGCTATTCCCATTGACGCCGCTCGGAATGGTGATCACCACCGAGAAGCCTTTGGCGACAAAGAGCGTGCTCACGCCTGCGATCTTGACGGTCGACTGCCGGAGATTGCCCGAGTTGTCGCGGCCATCGCCGGTGTTCGACAGCACCCAGCCGGGCGAGAAGCGAATCACCTGCTTCGACAAGTCAAGCGTAAAGAGCGCGCCCGTGGGCGTGAGCTGATCCGAGACGATGTCGATCGGCGACGCGATCGGCTGGCGCTTCCAATTCTGATCGAACGCCGTCACCTGAAAGCGCACCGTTCCCTTGAAGGCGCCGGGCGTGCCGCCGCCCCACGAGCCGAGATAGAGTTGGAGCGACGCCAGCACGATCTCGGTTTGCGAGGCGAAGATCGTCGGATCGGGGAAAAAGTCGAGTGCGCATCCGCTGCCGACGCCAATCTGCTCGACGTGGTTATGCACCGAGTGGTCGGTCACCTGCGAGAAGATGGTCGATGTGCCGCTCGGTGCGAGCGACACCTGCCCTTCGCTCGACACCGCGATGTCGCTCGACTTGACGACGGTCGCTTGATTCCAGTCGGCGGCACTCGCCACGCCGGCCGACGCTTCGACCGTGACGATGTCCGCCTCCAAGTCCATGCACGGATTCAAGCGCTGGCTCGCTTGGATGATGCTATCGATGGGCAGCATCAGACGTAGAGCACGGGCGCCACGGCCTCGAGATCGAGCGAGACGGTTCGGTGGATCGGGTCGACGACGGGCTTGTACTCGGTGTCGCCGGTCGTGCGGAAGAGCCGCATGAGTCCCGCGGCGGTCGCATCGGAATCGTCGTGGCAGATCCACCACGGCTGCTGCTGGCGAAGCAGGCGGTTCACCTGCGTTTGAAGCGCCGGATAGGACGCGCCGTCCAACGATTGAATCCGGATCTGGTAGAGGTCCCAGAGCACCGGCCGCGAGGTCACGCGCACGCCTCCCTGACTCACCTCGTTTTTGAGGTACTTGAGCGACTGATGAAAGTCGAAGGCGCCCGGCGCGTCCATGAACTCCGGGAAGCGATACAGGTCACCCAGATAGAGCCCCGTCACGATCGGTGCGAAGCCGCTCGAGGCCGGGATGTCGAACGAGAACGCGCGGTGCGTCACCGGCGTAAACGTCTTCCACCAGACGCCCTCCGAGGTGAGGCAGCCATTGGTGTCCGTTGGGAGGCCGCCCGGCGTCGAGGGCGGCGTCGCCGTCAGGATCGTGGTGCCATAGGTGACGCCGTCATCGCTCGCGATGAGCGAGATCGATTTGCCCGACAGGTTGTGCCCGCGGTCCAACACCAGAATGCTCACTTCGGCCGTCTGGCCGCTCCCCAAGTCCGTCCGAAGTTGCGTCAGGATGTTGCTCGCCGATGGCGAGCACCAGGTGAGGTCGCGGAGATTATCCGCCACGCGCCAGACTTCATGCCCTGTCGCCTCCGTCGCCGGCGCGTTCATGAACACCGTGGCGGCGGGATGCAGCACCACGTTGTCGTAGAGATTGTCGGACAGGACAAGCGGTTGGTTGGGCATCGCTCAGACTCCGTAGGTGGTGTCAAGGCGCGATTCTTCGCTCGAGTTCCCGCCCGCTGTCGCGATGAATACGATCTCGCTGATCGGGCCTTGGCACTCGTGCGAGAGCCCGGAGTCCGTTCCGATGAACGCTGTCCCGGCGTCCGAGAGCCGGGTGCCGGTCTGCGAGCCGCCCGAGAGCGTCATGGTGACGGCGGCGCCATCGACGTGGAGCGTCGGGTTGTTCGTGAGCACCGAGGCGTCGTACGAGATCATGTACTCGTGCGGTGTGCCGAACACGACCACGCCCGCCGCCGTATCCCACTCGATGATCGTGCCGCCCACCTTGTTGATCTGGAAGCGGAGCCGGCCGTCCGTCTTGACCCAGAGCCACGCCATCGGCGTCGCGAAGAGGTAGGCATCCACGGTCGGCGTGACGACGCTCCCCACGTTGGCGACGATGAACCGCGTGAAGGCGGCCGCATCGACCATCGTGAAGTGCAGGGAGTCGCCCGTCTGGAACTCGACGCCGGGCTGGCCGCCGATCGCTGTCGCGCGATAGACCGGTTTGGCCGCGGTGCTCGTCTGGCTCGCGGAGACGCCGCCCACCTGATCCAGCCAGCTTCCGACGAGGGCACCATCGGTCAAGGCGAGCGTATTCGCGGCCCACCAGAACTGCCGCGTCACCCCGGCGGCTGCGACCGTGATGCCGACCGTCGCGGTCACGCTGCCCACGGTCGCGGTAATCGTGCAGGATCCGGCGGCGACCCCTGTGACGAGTCCGTTGGTGTCCACCGTGGCGATCGTGGCGTCGCTCGTCGTCCATGTGACGGTCGCGGTCACCGGATTGCCGCTCGCATCTTCCGGCGTCGCCGTGATGGACAGCGTGCCGCCGATCGCGATGGTGGACGTGGTGGGCGTCACGGCAATGCTCACGACCGAGCCCGCGGCCACGACGGTCACGGCGCACGTCGCCGTTTTCGTTTCGCACGTCGCGGTGATCGTGCAGCTCCCGACCGACACCGCCGAGATGAGGCCCGCGCCGCTCACCGTCGCGATCGTCGGATCGCTCGTGCTCCATGCCACCACGCGACCCGTGAGCGGATTGTTGGACACATCCTCCGGGGTCGCTGTCTCTTGTAGCGTCTGCGCCATGTGCCGTTACCGAGGGATGAAGATGGCGGAATCCACGTTCCAGAGCCCGATCGTGCTGCCCAACGTGTAGGAGCCGGTGAGCGTGGCCTGATCGTCCATGAGCGCCCACGTCTTCCCCGGGGGCGGCGCCTGGTTGATCGTGACGAGGAAGTTGGTCGTCGCATCAAAGACGGTGCTCGACGACTCGACCCGCATGAGCACGAGCGCCGTGAACGGCGTGTTGGTCGTCCCGTCCTCGGAGAACACGCGGCCTAACACGCTGACCGCCACGCCCGAGGGCTGTGAGGCGCCGGTCGCCGAGGCGTACACAAACTTTTGCGGGGTCAGGCTGTCGACCGGCTCGCCTAACGGCACGTCAAACGCGGCCTCCCATCGCGCCTGAATCGGCGAGACATTCCAGAACTGGTTCGCGGGATCGGAGAAACACTTCTTGGGCTGGCCCCGATCAACCAGGCAGAGCGACGCCGCGTAGTTGGTCATCATCGACCGATCGTCGGGCGTCGTATAGTTGTGCTGCCCGGCGGTGCGAAACGCGGCGGACAGTCCCGAGACGCCCGCGTGCGGCTCGGCGTTGTTGAAGGCCGGCGTATAGCCGAGCTCCACGATGGCACCGGCCGCCAAGCGCGTCACCGCGGATGTGCCGATCGTGTCGTTGGGGCGGTTCGATTGGAAGATGTTGAGCGCCCCTTCCATCTGGCAGCCGCCGGCAGCGATCGCAAACTGATCATCCTGGCTCGTCGTGAAGTTGGCGAGATTCGGGAAGTAGATCGTCCCTGGATACGTCTGGCGGTAGAGCGTAAAGAGCGCCGCGATGTCGTTCACGTACTGCGTGCTGCTCGAGGTGCCGTATTCGACGGACTGGAAGTGCATGTTGCTCGCCGAATGCGAGTCGAAGAACACGCCGTCGTTCTGCGAGCCCAAGATCTGCCCCATCCGGAAGACCTGAAAATCCTTGCCGTCCTGGCTCCCCGGATTGGTCGCCCACGCCCAGTCGGATTCCGACTCGAAGAAGATGCGGTTAGCGAGCGTGATCGTGCCGTCGCCTAACGTGAAGATGGCGCCCCCGGTCCCGCTCTGCGCGGTGCCCGTGTAGTTGGTCTGAATCGTCGTCTGCGAGGGGATGCCGGTGACGGTCACCGTCTGGCTAAACGCCGGGCTCGTGAAGCTCACCGTATAGCTGCTGCCAATCTGGAAAGCATTGGACGCCGCGACGCCCAACCGCGCCTGCGAGAGCTGCTGCTTCAAGTTGGATGACTGCTTGCCGAGCGTGATCAGCCCCGTCGCCGAAAGCGACGTGACGACGGCTTTGTTGTTCTGCTGGCCCGAGGCGGCATGGAGGTAGATGTTCTCGAGCGTCCGACCGTTCGCCGTGGCCCAATCGGAGGCGACCGTGCCCCACGAGACGGTCGCGTTATCGGATGGTTCTTGCCCCGTCGCCTCCGTGAAGTGGTGGAGCGCGTAAGGCGTACAGATGCAGTCCGGGAAGAGCGCCTTAAGCGTGGCCGTGGGCGGCGACATCGCGTAGCGCATGCGGTTGAGCGGGCCAGCTTCCGCGAAGTTGTAATCGCTTTGCGGGAGACTGCCGCTCGAAAACCACGTGCGCCCCCATCCCATGTGCGTCAAAGCGCCCGTCACCACGGGAGCGGGCGCGTCGAGCGTCACCGAGGTCGTACTCAGGACGACGTGATCGACCGGCGTCTGCGTGCCGCCGACATCGATCGTGAGTGTCACCGCCGAGGGCGAGAGCACCAGATGGTCGACCGCTGGCCCTAAGACGACGTAGGTCGAGCGGTCGCGGACGGCGATGCGCGGGCGCCGGATCGTCATAAGACGGACCGGGCGGGCACGTTGCGGTCCGCAATGCGCGTGAGCTTGCTATTCAGGTTGGCGACCGTCCGGCCATCGAGCTTGAGGTCACCGCTCACCACGATGTCGATCGTCTGCTGCTGATACGTGGCACCCGAGTTGGCGCCTAACTGCGCGGACGCCGCGCCTGCGCCGCCCGAGGAGCCGCGGCCGCCGCCCGAGGACGAGCCGCCCATGTCCAAGATGCGGGAGATCGCGGCCGCGCCTGCGATGTCGAGCGCGGCGGATCCCAGATACTTGGCGGCAATGGGCGGATTCATCCAGTTGGAGGCCGCCATCGCGAAGTCGTATTCGGCGCGCGCTTCCAAGGATTTGACCCACGGCTCGGCTAACGCCTGCTCGACTTGCTTCAAGTTGCCCTTGCCCGAGACGATCGCATCGACCGCGGAGTGAAAGCCTTCGCTCAATGCTTGCGTCGCGACGCCCGCCCACTTGCCGGTCCGCTCGAAGGCATCCTGCGCCTGATTCGCCATGAGCACGAAGGACGCACCGACGCGGCCGTTCGCTTTGATGAGTTGTTCCATCGCGTCGATGTTAGGCGCGCGGAAGCTCATGGGCCGCGTCTTCGAGCCGGGCGCTGCTTCGGCCGCGCCTAACGGGTCTTGTCCCGTGGCGCTCACCTCGTTGGCGTAGCGCATGTCGAGCACGAGGTCATTCGCGAACTTGGCGATTTTCTTATCGTTCTCGGCCGTCTCGCGCGCGAGCTCCGCTTCCACCCGGCGAAGCGCCACCATGCGCTTGTGCGCCGCTTCCTCATCATCGAGGACCTTCTGGTGCGCCTTCTCGCGCGTGTCCTCCTCGGCGGCCTGCTTGTCGACGAGCGCATCGATCTGCGTGAGTTCGGCCGAGATCCGATCCAGCGCCTTTTGCGCGCGACTCACGGGGTCCTGTCCGATCGCTTTCGCGATGCCGCGGCCCAGCAACGACAGCGGATCGCCGCCCATTGTCTGCGCGACGACTGCCGCCTTGATCCGCGCCTCCGTCAGCTTCCGGATGTCCTCGATCTGCGTTAGCTGCAGTTCATGTTGCTTGGACAAGGACTCCGAGAGGTTGTCATCGAAGGCGAGCTTGTCCATCTCCATGCGGAGCTTTTCGGCTGCGTCGGCCGCTTCGGTGAAGATCCGGACGATGCCGAAGATCGCGATCCCCAGCGCGCCCGCATAGGCCGCGGTCCCGCCCATGCCCAACGTCATGTTCGCGAGGGCGCCGATTAACTGGTCCACGTTCCGCGCGCTCACGCCAGCCGACGACGCCATGATCGCGAACCCGCGCGCGCCGGACTCCGTGGCGCGGCCCATCGTCCGGCTTGAAGTATCGACGCTATTCGCAAAGTCGCGCGTGATCGAGTCGATCCTTCGCAACTGGTCCCCGGTCGCGTTTAACTCGACCGCATACTTCCTGACATCCTCGGCTTCCGCGCGGAACGCGCGCTGCGCTATGGCGGAGCCCGAGTTTGCGGCCTCCGCCATGCCCTTCAATTGCGCTATCATCTCTTGAACCTGATAGAGCGCTTCCTGGGTATCGGCAACGACCTTGATGTTGATTGGCTGGGCCATAATCAGTCTTTCGCAGTGGCGATCGCGTTAGTCATCTCGTGTGCGAACACAGCCTGCAAGCGTGTCTGCACGACGCGCTCTGCGATGGCGTAAAAGTCGAAGACCGGCGTTGGCGCCGAGCGCGCGAAATGAAAGAGGAGCCGAATGTCTCGCTTGCCTTTGCCTGTACGCTGGTAGATGCCGGGCGTGGCACCGGAGTCAATCACGAAGGTGCGGTCCGCGCCCTTGCCATCGTCGCCTAACGCAAGGTCACGCGGACGCTGGCCGCGTGGCGCCACTCTCTGCGGGAACGCAGCGGATGACGTGATGGCGAGGTTTAGGCCGCCATGCGGCCTCTTGGTCTCGCCGGTTTGGAACTTCCACCAGTGATCGAACTCAGGCGGGATGACAACTTCCGCCTGGATCGGGTCATCTTCCTTTTTCGCGAATCGCGGAATCTTGATGCCGTATCGCACTTGGTAGTCCTGCCGGACGGTGAACCGCTCGCGGAGCCCCGTCCGAATCGCGTCCTGAATGAGAAGTGCGAGACCGTTTACCGTGCGCGATGTCGCGAACGGAATCTGTGTCCGCTCGAGATCGTTCATGCTCTCGGTGAACGCGCCGATTTCCACGTCGATCGTTATACCTGGCACGCTACTCCTTCTTCATGGCTTCCTCGTGGATCTTGCCCTGCTCGCTGTCGATCGCCGCGAACGCCGACAAAAGTTGCGGGTCGCGCCATGACGCAGCGGGCACCGCACTCGGATACTCCTTGGCGATGTAGTGCGTCCGAAGCCACGACTTGACTTCGGTCGTGAGCACGATGCCCCACGGACACCGCGTGAATCGTTCATATCGCCCTGGCCCCAGTTTGATCTCGCCGCCCGGCACGTTTGGGAAGCATGGCTCGCGCTTCTCTCCCGGCAGTGAGCACCGAAACCGCGCTCGGACCGATTCGACGCAGAGGCCGCATGTTAGGCTGCCGAAGACGTCGGACCGTCCGAGCCGGACGGCGAGTCGGAGTTTTTTTCCTGCTCCTCCGAGAGCCCGCTCCGATCGGACAACCGGCTATAGATGAGCAGCACCAAGAGCGGCGGCAGCGACCGGAAGTGTTTCGCGTGGTCGTAGGGGCCGCCGTGTTCCGCATCGATGCCGTCGATTGTCACGAGCTGCTGCTTGACGAGGACCGTCGCGGCCGCGCGCCGTGTTTCCTCGGTCGGCCACGCGTCGCACCACGTGGCCCACGTCTCCACGTCGAGCGGCTTGCACACGGCCGTGAGCCCGGCATAGGGATGCACGTCTGGCGTCTCGTCCTCCGCATAGCTACTCAGGTCGAACCGAACCGTCTCGGGCAATATCGTTAGGCGAAAGGTCATCGGCTTACTGCCACACGAGAGAGAAGTTGTCGGTCGTGGTGTCCGTCGAGGGCGCGAGCACGCCGCCGATGGTCGCCACCGGAATGCCGTTGTCGTTGGCCGCGTCGTACGTCTCGATGATCGCGGCAGGCGCCGAGAAGTGAGCCGTGTCGTACTGGACCGCGCCGATGGTCCACGAGAGCGCGTTCGCGGCCACCGTCTTTTGCAGGTTTTCCAGGTCGAGCGTCGCGCCCAGCGGATCTTCGATCACCATCTTGAACGTCGGCTTGGCGTAGGTCGCGCGCGGGTACGCCATGCCGCCCGCGATGTTGGCCTGGCTCCGCTCGACGATCGTGTTGGTCGTCATGAACTCGAACTCGCGGACGATGAGCGTCGAGACGCCGGCGAAGCTCACCGTGGCGCCATCGGCGATCGGGCCGACGCTCGTGCCGAACACCGCGCCGCTCGGGGTGGCGGCATCGCTCGGCGCCTGATAGAGCCCCTGAATGCCGAACGAGTAGTCGATCGGACCGCCCGCTTTCCACGAGAGCGAGAGGTTGGCGACCGAGCCTAACGCCTTCCGGAGGCGCCCGCCGACGTAGGAATAGCAGGACGCCGTCTTGAGCCCCGAGGAGAGGAGCCCATAGGTCACCGTCTCCGCGCCCGGCGTTACCACCACCGTTTGCGAGAGCCCGCACGCCTGCAAGAGCGCGTCGGCTTCGGGCAGGTTGGACGACGAGAACGCCGTCGTTGTCTGCGAGCCGCGTCCGTACACCTTGACCGTCCACGAGCCCATGCGGCCAGACGGCGTGAGCGGCGCCAAGGCCGAGCGATTGGTGCCGCGCAGTACGTGATCGCGCGCCGTTTTGTACTTGAAATCGCCTTTGGGGTCGAACACATCGTAAACGCGGATCGCGTTCGCGGCCGCGGTGGGCGTCGCGTCGGTTCCCGAGGCGGATTCGACTTTCGCCAAGAAGAGGGCGTCCATCGTCAGGCGGTCAGTCATGGCTCACGCCTCCGTTAGGCGAGTGAAAGAGAGGATTCATGACAGCGGCTCGCGGGTGCGAACTTGGAACTTGGCGCAGATGCCGTATTCGTAGGTGATCGTGCCGTCCGCGCCTTTCCGCGCGTTCGGGTTGGCCTCGAGGTCGATCGCGACCGTCTGTCCATCGGGCGGCGCGATCTGGTGGATCGTCTTGCCGCTCGAACGCGACGAGATCGGAAACGTGTCGAGCCAGAGGAGGAGCGCTTCGGGGATGCACTCCAGGTGCGTGTCCATCGCCGCAGCGTCCGTCGTCTTATGGAGCCACGCGATTTCCACCTTGTGCATCGCCTGCCGAATGCCGGCCGCAATGATCTCGGTGCCCGTCTTGGGCGTTCCCAGCCACCGCACCGAGACGACCGGGTAGCTGGTCCGGTTGGTTTCCCGCTCCCACGACCACCACGGTTCCACGGTGAACGTGCTGACGAGCGACACCGCGTGCGCCGTCCCCACGGTCGTAATCGCGGCGCCCAACGTCGAGGTTGCGGCCACGAGCTCATCCAAGAGGGATTTGATCATGCGACGTAGAGCCGGGTAAAGGCCCCGTCTCCCACCTGCACCGAGTTCCGGATCTGATACGGCTTCCCGTCGAGCGTTACGACGGCATCGAGCGCTTGGCCGGTGAGCCCGGCCGTCAGCACCAGCACTTCGATCGTGTGGCCTAACGTTGCGTCGTCGCCGTAGTTGGGATCGCCCAATGCACCGTCCAGATCACGGCGCCAACAGTTGAGCGTCACACTGCCGATCGCGATGCGGGACGGCGCGTCCACGAAAAAGGACGCGAGGTCGCTCGAGGCGTAGTAGGGGCTCGTCATCGCGTCACCGCCGGCAGGATGGTCACGTTGCCCGCCAAGAGTCGCGTGACCTTGGCGGGCGTCGAGGTGTCGAGCAGTTCCAGGTCGTAGACGGCGGGCTGCGGCCAAAGGAGCGCCGACTGCGCCGCCGTAATCGTGAGGGTGAGCTGGCCGGGGCTCGCCTGCACGGTGATGCCGGCCGCCGGATTCGACGTGAGCGCAAGGATGGTCACATTCGAGCCCGCAAAGGGTCGGATCGTCATCGCGGCGTTATAGCCGGTGATCGTCACCGGATTGCCGTTGGCATCTACGACGGGCACGATCTTGGACCAGTCGTCGCCCTGCTGGATCGTGAGACCGAGCGCGGTCGCGGTCATGATCCCGCCTTGAGCGAATCGTCGACGAGCGCGCCAGCGATCTTGGCCGCCGTCGCATCGCTCACGCCTAACGCCTGCACAATGGCGGCGTCCAACGCTTGCATCGCCGTCCGAGCGGCCCGCGCATCCGTCACGATCCCCGGAAAGAGCGGGGTCGATGGCGTCGCCGGAGTCGGCAGGATCGCGAACGCTGTGGCCGGATTGCCCAACGCGGCCGGATCGAACGTCAGGGATGCCGCCGTGCCGTCATACGTGAGCGTGACGAACGAGCCCGCGACGGGCGGGTTGGTCGCCGCGATGATGAGCGACGCGCCCACGGCCAAGGTGAGCGGCAGCGGGCCCGCGTAGGTGATCGTCATGAGCGCACCCAGAACATGCCGGCGTAGGGCCGCGAGTCGATCGGCGTCACACTCCGGAGCGATCCGCCTAACATCGCGGGCGGCGGCAACGCCGGATTCATGGGGAAGGCGAGCGTCCCACCCGGATACGTGCCCGTGAGCACCGGGCTCGCAGTGAGCGAATGGTGATGATAGATCGAATAGTTGGCGCCGACCGGCAGGATCGATGACACGTCCACGGCGACCGTTGAGGCGCCCGAGGGATTTTTGATGTGCACGACGCCCTGGCCCGGATCGAGCGGGTTAGCCCACGGCAGCACGAGCGCGCCGATGTTGGCGTTCGCGGTCAGGGTCGAGTGTGTATCGATGCCCGAGCCAGCGAGCGTGCGCCACGCCGCGATCGTGTCCGCCGTCGAGAGCACCGCGTTCCGCTCGAGCTCGAAGGGCGAGAACGTGTCGGTGTAGTTGTACGTGTTGTTGTCGATCACGGAGCCCGCACCGAAGGTCGCGGAGGCGCCAGCGAAATCGACGTGCAACCCCTGTCCGATCAGGTTGTTAGTGAAGGTGAGCACCGCCGGCGAGTCCCACCATTCGATGAGGACGCGGCCGCCATCTAGGAAGCCGTTCGTGACGGCGCCGCTCTGGTTGATCGTGCCGTCCGAGGTGTAGCCGATCGAGAGGCATGTGCCGGAGGGCGCGGGCGTCGGCGAGAGCGAGACCGGGTGATCGCAGTTGAAGTTGATGAGCGGCGGTCCGCCGCCGAAGATGAAGTCGTAGCCGTCGCCCGTTCCCTTGCCGTTCCCCATCGCGCCGCAATACTGGAAGTCGCCGCCCGTTAGGAACGAATTACCGCTCGCGTAGTGGTGGTAGCCGTAGCCGAATCCGTTGAAGGCGATGCCGCCGTAGACGCGCTTGAAGCCCGTCTGGTTCTCCAAGTAGAAACCGTGACCGAAGGACGAACTCGGATCGCTGCCGGTGAAGCCATTGTTGAAGGATGCGGGCTGCACGAAGAAGCAGTCCGGCGCTTCGATCCAGCATCCAAAGCCGTTCGCCGAATGGTCATGCGCGATGACGCGAATGAAGCCGTGGCGCGCCGCGTGCACGTCGATGCCCGTGACGTTACTCGAGCTCACGTTCGTGTTCTGCACAGTGAGATCCCACCACCACACATCCGTCCCCGCCGTCGCATTGATCGTGAGCGTATCAGTGAGCGTCACCACTTCACCGGGGAAGGCCCGGATGTGCACCTTGCCGCGCGGATCGAAGGCGCCGTGGGGATTCAGGCCGCAGAGCGCAGCCGTCGGCGCCCAGCCACCACCATAGTCGCCGCCGCGGACGTAGACGGTCGCGCCGTTCGCGGGCTTATTGAGTTCGCCGTGCGGACCACCGCTCATGACCGATGCCAGGTTCCACGGGCTCGCCTGCGTGCCGGGGTTAGCCGAGGAGCCCGTCGAGGAGGCGAAGAACTGCGGCACGCTCGGCGCGCTCCGCGCCCGCCATCCTGCCGCTGCGCCGCGCCGATAGGTGGTCGTGAGCATCGTTAGGCCGCCTGTCCGATCACGTACGCGATCGTATCGGTGCCGTTGAACGCGAACATATACTCGTCGATCTTGCTCGCCGTCGCGGTCAAGGTCGGCGCCGCGCCGCCCATCCAGCGGAGCGCGCCCATGCCGATGCCCGCCGCGAATGCGCCGGTGAAGCTGCCCGCGCCGGTATTCACCTGCACGACCATCGAGCCGCCGGCGGGGATGCCTGCGATCGTGGCGGTGAAATTGCCGGTCGCCGTGATCGCGCGCTTCTGTTTGGCGAGCGTCCACGTGAGCGTGATCGCCGTGCCGGTGTTGCCATCGGCGGTGAACGCGATCGGAGAAATGTCCGACTCGTCTAGCCCTGCCGTCGGGCCATTGAACGTCGCGAGGCCATCGAACGTCGCCGTGCCGGTTCCGTCAGCGGTTGGCAGCGCGTACGCCGATCCGGTAATCCCCGTATCCTTGACGCCGGGAAAATTCAGTTGCTCGGCTGCGACCGAGAGATAGATCGAGTGCCACGTCCCGCTGTCGTTCCGGAGCACGTCGTAGTGCGTGGCCAGCGGCGTCTTAGAATGGCCCAACCACGCATACAGATTGATGAGATTGTAGTGCGTGGCGTCGAGCGACGCGTTGTTCGCCACCGTCGCGGTCGCGCCAGGCAATGAGGTCACGAACGTGCCGCTGCCGGTCTGCACCTTGCCGACGACGGCGTAAGTCCACGTTGTGCCGATTCCGCCGCCGAACGCGGAGAGGAGCGGCGCTTCGGGATTGCCTAACGCGCGCGCCGCGAACTGATGGGCCACAAAGTACGACGCGCCCAACTGGCCGATGTCGTAGGCGCCGAATCGCGCATCTGGCGTCGCGCCTGCGAGCGACCATGATGTCGCGTGCTGGACGTTGCGGGCTCCTGACTTCCGGATGTAGAGGGGCGCGCCGTAGCCCCACGCCTCGACGACGTTGTCATTGACATCGAGTTGCGCGTAACCTTCGATCCGGATGCGCGCCCATGCGGCGGCTGCCGCCGCGTCGAAGATGAACGTCGATGCAAGCGGCGCGTTCTGCACTTCCACGTCATCGAACGTGATTGAGTAGTACCCGGAGGCGCTCGCCAACCGGACAGTCGGCACAAGCGATTGGTTGGTGATCGCCGTGATCTTGCCGTGTTGGAAGAGCCACGAGCCCGGCAATGCGAGCCGTCCCCAATCGGGCGTGCCGTCCGTTGGATCGTTGGCGAGCGCGTTCAGGTGAACGAGGAAGTTCCGAATCGTGACCTTGCTGCGGACGGTCTGGCCCGATGTCGAGTGAATGAACTTCCGCGCGCCCTCGCTCCGCACCCCGTTCAGCTCGCACGAGCCGTTGGTCGTGGTATTGAGCCAGAGATCGACATCGTTCGACGAGCAGTCGTAATCGGCCACCACGACATTGGTGTTGTTGACCAAGAGCCCGAAGCCGCAGCCGATCGTTTCAATGCCTAACGCCCGGTGATTCAAGTTGTTGCCAGCGGTGCCCGTGCCCCACGCGAAGCCGTTGACGCAATAGCCGTCCGCCGCGTAGCCGGCGTTGCGCTTGGCCGAGCACTTTACCAAGAGCGTATTGTCTTCCTGATTCGTGAAGCTGGTCGAGCCCACGGCCGAGCCCAACTGCCAGCCGGACGTGATCCACGGCGCGAGGACTTCCACGTCCTCGGCGTGGAGTTGCGACGACCCTAAGGCAGAGGTCGTCGTCTCGCGATGGTAATAGATCGTGTAACGGAAGTTGCCTTGGCCCGAGACGGCGCCGACCGAGAAGCCGATGAGACGCGGATAAAAGCATCCGTTGAGATCGAGCGCCGCAGTCGCAGGCGTGGCGAATGCCACGCCCGGACCGTCGGCGATTTCGATCATTGTCTGCTCGGCCCCGGCGCCCGACCAGTTGAAGCCCCAGCACCCGGCGGCGCTGACCGCAGAGCCGTTCGGCCCCGATGTCGTGATCCGGTAGACGCCCTGGCCCCACTCGACGGCGAAATCGCACCAGCGAGGCGTGCCGGTCGCGACCGCCGGATACCCCATCTGCGACGCCACCATCGCGTTGACCTGTGCGGTGACATCGACCGGCGATCCCTTCTGGTAGGGATACGCGCCCCACCATTCGGGATAGGCGACGCGCATCAGCGCGGACGTTTCGAGCCCTGTATCTGTGCTCGTCGAGAATCGGACCGCGAGCGAGCCGCGCCAGATTTGATAGCGACCGGCTTCGACCGTCCCGCGATGCGTCAGGACCGAGCCGTTCGTGCTGGTGAATCCGCCGCCGCGCAGGACGCGGAGATGCACGTTGGACGGAAACGTGAGGGCGCTCGACAGCTCATGCACCTTCCAGACGTGGAGCGTGCGTTCCGCGCCAGCGAGCGACGTGACCCACGCCGCAAATGCGGCCGAGTCGTCGGTCGTGCCGTCGCCGACGGCCTTGGCGTCGAGCAGCGCGTCGGCGGCCCCGTCGTGCGCTCCGGTATTGATGAGGACGGTCGCGGTCACGCGTCGGCCGACGTGTGGTGGGTCTTGGCCCACGTGTCGATAGCCGTCATGGCCGGCGACATCACAGTCCCGCCAGCCGTGATGTCGCCGGGGATCGCGAGCACGGCGCGGCATTGCGCGCCAGTATTGATCGAACCGGCGTCCAGCCCGAACACGCTCAATAGGTTGTTGCCGACTGTCGGCGCGCCGCCCGTGCCGGCCGAACTGAGCGCGGTATTCGGCACCATCATGCCGGCGAAGCTGGTCGTCCGCTGAAATAGGAACACGCAGCGGATCACGGCGCCGGAAGCGACGGAACCACCAGCCGACATTATGACGTTGCCCTGCCCCTTGCCGGTAATCACACCCGCGACGTTCTCGAGCATCAGAAAACGTGTCGTGGCACCGCTGGCCGAAAGCCCGAACACGTAGTTGGTCGCGGTCGCGGGCACCGACCCGACGTAGACCAGGCTGATCCCGCCCGAGTAGTCGAGCGCGGCGGTCGCCGCCGTCACCAGGTATTGCGACGACGTGGCATTCGAGATGATGAGGTTGGTCGCATCCCACGCGGGCGCGTGGCCGGTGCCGACGAAGGTCGGGCCGAAACCGGATGAGCCACGCACGTCATCCCACGCCGTGACTGTTGCGCCGGAGACGGTAACGTTCTTCCGCACATCCCAGAAGCCGATGACCTGGCTGCTCCCGCCTAACGCCGAGACGAGCGCGGTATTGCCCGCGCCTAACGGATCTACGCTCGCACCTTGGCGGCGGCGGCGGCGAACGCAGGCGGCGCCCATCTTATAGCGCCGAAAACTCGCCGATCGTCGGCGTGAACGTCGCGGTCGCGGGGACCACGAGGGCCAGCACCACGTACCGTTCGCCGCGCAGGGTCGTGATCGACGCCACCCAATCCGTGCTGTCGCCCGGATAGGTCGGGAGTGCCACGGCCGTGCCTTTCTGCGTCTGGCCGTCGTTGTAGGTGGCGTAGATCGACGCGGTGGGCACGACGGTCGTGTGCGTCCCCTGGAGCCGGATGTCGAGCGCCACCGCGCCCTGTGCGGGCAACTGAAAGACATACGTGCCCGGACCGAGCGCGCCTAACGCGGAAAAGAGCGTCGCCGCATCGGCGAGCGCGAACGTGCCGCCGCCCGTGATGGTCGTCTGCGCGCCGAGATCGGCGCGGAGCGCCCGTTCGATGAGACTGCCTTGTCCGGGCATGGGTCAGCCCCGTCGCCGTTTCGGCGGAATGGGAGTGGGAGGAGGAGGCGGCGGCGCGGCCTCGTGCGTCGAGTCGGCCCACACCGCGCGCCCGGTGGCCACCAAGTCGCGCGCGACCGGCACGGTCACTTCCTGCACCGTGCCGGCGCGACGACCGATCAGCATGCGAACCAGCACGGTTAGTCCACCACCGCCGAGGGCGGCGTGGCCTGCTGGTACCGCTCACCCGACAGATAGACCGAGCAGGCGGTGATGTTCGCGACGTTGGAGGCGCCGGTGGAGACGCCCACGCAGTCGAAGCCGTTCGCGATGTCCAACTGGATGGCGTCCACCTGGATCACGACGCGCTTGTTCTTGACGCCCGCATCGGTGGTGAAGGACGTGCCATCCGTCTGCGCCACCAGCGCATCGCTCACGGACGTGTCGGCGCAGGCCCAGATTTTGGCCGTGGGGCCGGCCTTGGAGCCCGTTCCAGCGACGGCCGTCGCCTGCAAGAGCGACAGGAGAATCGTCGCGGCGTTCCCTTGGGTGATCTCGAACACGAACGTCGCGCGCATCGCGTTCTTGAGCGACACATACGCGCTCGTCCGGCCCGCCGCATCGGCGGCGGGGTTCAACACCTGCACGGAGGGAACTTGCACCGGCAGGCTCAGGGCATTCCATGACATCGCTCAAGTCCTCAGGAGAAAGTCGGAGGGTTGCGGGCCGACCGTGAGGCCGGCCCGCGACGGATTACCGCGCCTGCAACGTCACCCACGGTGCGAGGGTGTTGGTGCCGTTCTTGGGCGTGAGCGTCGAGTTCCAGAGCGGCTGCCCGCCGACCCGGTGCTCGAACCGGAAGGCCTGCTCCGCCGTCAGGAACTTGACGTGGATCGACTGCGCCATCTGGACGCCGCCCTTCTCGACGACGAGGTACTCTTCCATCGCCGCGTAGACGATGTCGCCCACGGTGCCCACGGTCGCCGAGTACTCGATCGGGATCACCGGGTTGCCGAAGAGCGTCGCGTAGGGAGCGCCCGAGAGTCCGCCCGGAGGCGTGTAGATCGGGATCGTGGTGTTGGGGATGAACATCTGCAGCAGTTGCGGCTCGACGTCCTGGTTGATGAACCAGACGGCGTTCTTCCGGAGCGGCGCCCACATGCGCGAGCGCATCTTGATGACGTTGGCCGCGACGACGGTGCCGGCCGACTGCCCGGATTCCTTGGACACCTGCACGACCGCGGGGCCGTTCAGGATGCCTAACAGCGTCCCGGCGCCGCCGCCGTTCAGGATATTGTCCTCGAGCACGAACGTCATTTCGTCCTGGAACGCCATGAGGGCGTACGTCTCGAGCGCCGCGGCGTCGGACAGGAGCTCATCGGTCGCGAAGAACACGGCGAGGAGCTTTTCCGGCTTGACTTCGATCCGGCGGAACTTCGGGTTGGAGCCCGTCGTGGCGTCGGCTTCGTTCGCCCAGAATACCTGGACACCGCCCCACCGCTGGCCGTTCGCGCGGCTCGTTTCGTTGACGGCGGGGATGACGAGCGAGCCTGCGGGGCCGCTCATCGGAATCCGACGGACGCGCTTCAGGACCTCGCCCGCCTGATACGTGCGGAAGATCAACTGCTGCGAGAACTCGGGGTAGACGAGGAATCCGCCATCGGCCTGAACCCCTTCGCTCGCGCCGGCGGGACCGGCCAGCGGCAGAAGCCGCGGGTCCATCGCGCCACCGGGCACCGTCGCGCGGCGCACGGCCATGAGGAAGTCGCCGCCGCCATGGAACGGCGCCTTGGTTTCGCGCTGCTCGCCGACCGTGATGACGGGCTTGGCCGTCGCGCGGTAGCCGTCCAACAGCTCCGCCTTGACGGTGTCGAGCGACTTGCCCGCGGCGACCCAATCGGTCACGTCTTTCACGGACTTGCCGTGCGCGTTGGCGAGCGCCAAGAACGCATCGACGTTGCTTTGTAGTGCGGCCCCGGCGGGGGCCGCCGTGTCGTTAGGCACGGGAATCTCCTTGGCCTTAGGGGCCGGTTCACTCGGGGAAGGGGGAATCGACCCGATCACGGCCCCGTCCGTGGTCGCGCGAGACTGCTCGTCGTCCGGCGGCGTGTCGTCCTGGTCGGTATCGGCCGGCGCCGGTTTCTTTTTCTTCTTCTTGCCGTTAGGCGGCGCGTCGTCCTCGTCCTTGTCGCCGTCGTTAGGCGGAGGATCGGCTGCGAGGACGGTTAGGCCGGGAGTGCCGCGCACATCGGCGACGGTGATCGAGCCGTTGTAGATGTGGCCGAGATCCATGACCGAAGCTGCGGCCGGCGCGATCACGTAGGTCTGCGCGGCGATGAGGCTGGGCAGTGCCGGACGCCCATCATCGCCGATCGCAGCGGGCGTCTCGAGCGCGGCGACCTTCCGCCGCGCCGATCGGCTACCGCCGGTGAGCTGCGCGAGCACATCGTCGAGCGTGTCGATACGATCCGCCATCCCAACGGCAATGGCGTCCTTGGCGGTGAGCACGCGACCTTGGCCGTAGTCGCTTCGCACAGTGGCAACGCTTACGTCGCGGCCTTTCGCGACCGCGCGGAGGAAATCGCTGTAAATCGCTTCGATCCGGCCTTGGATGTATTCGGCGGCTTCATCGCCGAGCGGCCCGTACGGGTTGCCCTCGACTTTGTACTTGCCGGCCGAGATGATCGTGGCCTTGACGCCTTCCTGTTCGAGCGCGCCCGACTCATCGAAGTGCACAGTATAGACACCGATCGACCCGGCCTGCGCGCTCGGACTCATCGCGATTTCCGAGCACTGCGACGCGAGCCAGTAGCCGGCGCTCGCGGCCAGGTAATTGACAGCGGCGATGATCGGCTTTTTTTCGCGGCCCGCGAGAATCTTGGATGCCAGTTCCGGCACGCCATCTACCGCGCCGCCCGGCGTGTCGAAGTCGAGCACAATCGCGCCAATCGCCGGATCGTCGAGCGCCGCGTCCAACTGCGCGCCTAACAATTGCGCGGATGTGCCGCCCGACATCTCGGTCATCATGTTCATGCGCGGCGCGATGACGCCGTAGACGGGGAGCACGGCGACCACGCCCTTGGTCTTCATCGTCGGCTGGCGGTTCGCGGCCGCGGCGGTGCGGACATCTTCCTCGGCCACGCGACCGCCCGACGCCCGAAGCGCGAGCAGGTCCATGATCGCACGGCCTTTCGCCGGGTCGATCGCCCACGGTGTCGCGGACACGGCGCGCAAGATTGCGTCGTATTTCACGGCCTTGACGTTCATCGCATGCCTCCGGTTAGGCGGTGCATGACGAGCGCCTTGGGCTTGCCGTTCTTTTTGGGCGGCTCCTCGTCGGACTCATCCTCGCTGCCGTCCTCGGGCGGCTTGCCTTCGTCCGCTTCCGATTCGGCGGTCGTGTCGACATTGACGGCGCGCGAGGACTGGCCTTCGGCGATGATGAGGGGCACGCCGTACTGTTCGGCCAGCTCGATTTCGGCCTTGCGCTCTTTCATGATCTGCTCGAAGTCGACGCCCGTCTCCTTGCAGATGCGCGTGATGCTCGAGGCGCCCATGCCGACGAGATGTTCTTTCTCGCTGATGTCTTTCACGGGATCGATCCACGGGAAGGCGCGCGGATGCCACGTCACATTCCAGTATTTCCGCTCGTCTAACGACGAGAGCGAGAGCGCGCCCGAGAGGAGCGACATGCGGAGCGCCCGCCGATAGATCGGCGTCAGCACCTTCCGCACAATGCGCTGCTGCATGGCCTGATAGACGGCGCGCTCGGCGAGCATGCCGACGCGGCCCGACGAGAACGACGTGTTATTGAGATCGCCCGAGAGCGAGATGTAGGAGACGCGGAGCGCGCTCGCGATCGACCGGAGGATCGCCTTATCGAAATGGTCGAAGGCGCTCGTCGGGTGCTTGGGATCCCAATCCTTGAACGTCTCGCCGGGGCCTAACCGCTCGATCGTGCCGGGGTTGGCTTCCCATTTGACGTTGCGCGCGCCCTCGCGCGGCTTGGCGGGGGGCGCCACATCCTGCGAGGTTTCGACGAATCCCATCTTGGCCGCCGACGCGCGCGACGCGACCAACTCGGATTCGCGATAGCCGCCTAACATCTTGAGGTCGACCACCACCGGCGCCATCCACGTCACGCCGCGCGACTGCATGGGGCGGCGTTGGATGAAGAGGTGGATGATGTCCTTGGCCGGGACGGGGAGGCGCTCTTTCCCCTGCGGGTCGGTCGGGTGCGCGGTCCAGAGGTGATAAAAGAGCGGGCGTCCCCATGCGTCCTGCTCGACACCCATCTTGATCGCGTTCTGGCCGGGGCCGGGCGTGACGTTGTAGTAAATGTCTAACTGATCCGCGTCGAACACCTGCACGGCGAACCCGAACGGATTGTCGAATCCGTCGACCATGCGGATCAGCACTTCGCCGTCCGTCGCCTCCGTCTCCACGGTCATGCGCTGGAAGTCGACCATCGTCGCGCGGCCGTCCACCGTGGGCGCTTCGCTGAAATCCTGCCACCATTGATCGAGGACGGGGTTGTCTGTCTTGTGCGGCGTGCCGCGCGAGGACTCGGCCTGCGGCTGCATCAGAATGCCGTCTTTGCCGACCACGTTCTCGCTGAAAATGGCCGGCACGGCTGCGGCGCTCGAATTGTTGATGACGAGCTCGCGGGCGCGATTCCGGAGCGTCTGCAAGTCGAAGCGGATGGTCATGTCGGCCGAGAGCCGCTGCATGACCCAGTCGTAATTCAGCCGATCGAAGGCGGCGCCCCGATAGAGCGACGCCTGCGGCTGCATCTCGCGGACAAGAGCGGCGAACGGGTTAGGCATCGCCGTCCTTCCGGTGCGTCAGGAAGTACAATCCCTTCCACGCCATGCGGCCTAACGCTTCGAACCCGAAGCACGCGAGGTAAAAGAGGCCGCCCGAGGCGTACCACACGCGCGGGCCGATCGCGTGGAACGTCGCGAGGAACGCGGTCACGAGCGTCCAGCCGGCCAGGAGCGCAGCCACGGCGCCTAACTCGCCGCGCGCGGACCACACGGCGCGCGAGATGCGAGACAGCGACGCGCCCGTTAGGCGGGCGACGCGGGCTACTGATTCCATTGCCAATTCGCGCTGCCGGGGATGGCGGCGCCGGGCATCGGGCCGAACTGGATTTCGACGGGCGGGTTCGAGCCGCCGCCAAAGAGTGCCTGCACTTCCCACGCGAAGCGGTTCCGCTCGGTGCGAAGCTCGGCCAGGGTCAGCATGTTGAACGAGCGCCCGTCAACCGCGTAGGAATTGACGGCGCGGACGTTCCCGTTGACGCGCGACTGGATCTCCTGCTCGAGCAAGCCCAGCATGATCTCGGCGAACGAGCGCTGGTCGGTGCCGTTGGCGACGAGCGGGTTGGGCTCCATCGTCACGGTGCCGAAGACGGCCGGGTACGTGTTGCCGGAGAGCGAGACGAGGCCGGTCAGGCGGTAGGGACCGGCGGCGACCGGCGCGCTCACGCTCGGCGCAACCGTCACCATCCAGAACGTGTTGGTGGGATCGGCCGCGGCCGAGAAATTGAGCGACGACTTGCCGGTGAGCTGGTACTGAAACGCCCAGCCTTCGCTCGGCGGGTAGTCGGCGAGCGTCTTGGTCCAACTCCAGGTCGTGCCTGGAATCAGCGTTGTCGGTTCCGTCGTCGGAACTTGGAACACCGCGCGCGATGTCTCCGGGATGCACAGAAAAGGCGGCGCCGCATCTCGTGGTGAGATGCAACGCCGCCCGCAAGACGGCCCGCTAGATTTTTCCGCCGCCGAATACTACGTCGTTAGACCGTTCCGCGCAATAGAGTTAGGAACATGACCGGCGTTGCCCTGTGCCCGCGCCGCTTACCAAGGGCCCAGCTTGACCGCCCCAAGGACGGTGAGCAACGGGTGCTAGGGCCACTACAGGGTCGCCGGTCGAGTTAGGTCAGGGGGACAGGACTCGAACCTGTTCTCAGGGGTTCACAGCCCCTAGTGCCGATCCACTTACACCACCCCCTGCTATAGTCACCTGAAGATCACGGCGCCGTCGCGCGTCAACTCATCCGTGAGTGCGTAGACAACGCGACTAACCCGCGGCGTGGGGAAGCCGTCAGCGTCGCGGGGACCATCCCAGCTTTCGATGAACGCCATGAAATCGTCATGGCTCCTCGCACGGAAGGGCGAGAAGTCGGGCACAGGGAAGGCGATCTTCTGCGCCCCGTCCGGCATTTCCACGCGCACGCCATCGAAGCGACCGCCGACAATTTCGCAGATCATCCACGACCCCCCTTAAATTACCGCCGCCAGTCCATCCAGCCACCCGACTCCGGTTCCGGTTCGCTGGCCGGCGACGCCTTTGCCTTCTCGGCGAGGGACTTTCCGAACTCGCACAGCTCCTCGGCCAGCTCGCCTAACGCCTGCACTGTGCCCAAACCGTGCCAGTGGAGTGCGGCGAGCGCGTAGGCGAACAAGTCGAGGAACTCATTACGCCCTTTCTTGACCCACTCGCGCTTCGGCCGGCCGCCGACGTAGCGCGTTTTGAGGGTTTCGTTCGTCAATTGGCGAATCTGTTCGGTATCGAGCCAATCCGGAATATGGACATATCCCGGGCCGGGCTCTTTGACCGACACGAGCCGCGACAGGATCGACTCTTTTGCGGTGAACGATCCGACGCCGTAGAGGATTGCTCGCTGCGCGTTGTGGCGCGTCGGCTTCGCAAGGAGCGGGGAGCCCTCCGGCGAGAGGCCTTTGATGGCAAAGACGCGATCCGCGACGTGCGAGCGCGTGAACTCGTAGACCTCCTTTGAGTGGTGGCCGCCGGAATCGACGAACGTTACCGACGGCACCATCGGCGCGCCGCCCTCGTGTCGGTATGGTTTCTTCAGGATCGCCGCCAGTTTGCGCCACGGCTCGATCGTGCCCGGATCGCCGACCAGCATTTCATAGTCGATCGGCCACGCCTCCTGTCCATCGCCAAATCCCCACACGGCCGTCTCGAGCCGGTCGCCTTGTGTGTCGACCGTCCGCACGAGAAGCGCAACCCCCTTTGGAACGAGCACCTCGCCCGTTTCCTTGTCGACAGGATACTTCTCGACGCGACCGATCAACGCGTGGGGGTCTGCGTCCTGGCCCTCCTCCTCCCACGTTTCGGCCCATACCGTGTTGACGAACACGCGGAGTCGGACCGGATCGGCCTTGACCTCGAGGTATTCGGCCACGAGCCGCGCCCAGCGCGCGCCCTCGAACGGTGAGACGAGCGCGTTGATCCAGAATCCAGCGGTGCCGCGGATCTCCGGCTTGTCCGCTAGCCAATCGCCGCGTCCGACAGCGGGCATCTTGTCGACTTCCTCGATGAGCTGGTGGCACTGCTCGCAGAGGTAGGCGGCGGTCTCCGGTTGGTTCGGCTTCCATTTGAGCCCGTAGTCGCACTCCGTGCCGCCCCAGCGGAGAATCTGACCGTGATCGCAGTGCGGACAGGGGACCAGGTAGCGCCGCTGGTCGCTGTCCATGTACGCCTTCTCAATCCGGCTGCGGCCGCGCAGCGTAGGCGTCGACAGGAGAAATACCTTGCGATTCCAGAACGTCGTCGCTCGCTTGGTCGCGAGTCCAATTGGGTCGCCCTCGGTTCCGGCCGATTCGGGGTAACCGTCGATCTCGTCCATCAGCACGACGCGGCGCGCGCGCGCGCGCAGTCCTGACGGTGCGTTCGCGCCGACAATACCCAAATGGCCGCCGGGGAACGCCTTTGCTAGGATGGTGTTATCCGAATCCCTCGAGCGCGGATCGCGGACCTTACCGCGGAGCCGCGGCGTATCGCGGAGCATCGGCGCGAGCTTTTCCTTGCTCCACTTCTGCGCTTCCTGATCGGTGATCTGTACGACCATGATCGGGCAGGGATCTTGGTCGATGAAGTAGGCGAGCACGTTGTTGAGCGCTTCGGTGCCGCCCACCTGCGCGGGCTTCATGAACACGATGCGCTCGATGAGGTGGTCGTTCACGGCGTCCATGATGCCGCGCAGATACGGGGCGCGATCGGTCGACCACTTGCCCGGTTCCGCACTATTCTCCCGCGAGAGCATCCGATAGCGGTCTGCCCATTCGCTCACCGTCAGCTTTGGCGGCGGCGAGAGAATCGAGCGGAAGAGCGCGGCGCGGCGCGAGCGCCATGCGGTCATTGCGGCCGGCGCGGTCTCCACTATGCGGCCTCGCTCGCCGGTGGATCGGCGTCAGCATCCAGTTCTTCGTCTTCGCCGGTCTCGGACAGCGAGATCATCACTTCCTGTGAAAGCGTCTCGAGCCGCTGTTGCGCCTCCGCGAGCGACCTCAAGCCGACGATTTGCGGTGCATATCTGCCGGGAATCGCCAGAATCTTGGCGCGCAAGCGCTGTAGTGCGCCGGAAAGCTGCTGGTCCATGTAGTCCAGCGTCACGACGTTCGATCGCTCGCGCTCGAGCGCGATCTCCTTGAGCGCCAAGTCGATTTCTTGCTCACGATTCGAGAGCTCTTCGCGGCGCTGCTTGCCTGTGCTCTTTGTCTTGAATGCCTCTTCGCGAAAGCGGAGGTACCACTGAACGCATTCGTCGAGAGGGTAATCGATCTTGCCAGCGCGCACGCGTTTCGGGAGTCCCTTCTGCCGGAGGTTGTATACCTCCCGAGGCGTGACCCCAAGTGCGCTGGCAAGCCGGCGCTGGCTGACGTGTCCGTCGTCATTCATGCGGAAACGGAACTCTCATTCGGTAATTCTGTCCCTACCCCCGTGTCGCCCTGGCGCGTCCCCCGCGTTAGACCCTCGCGGAAGTACCTAACGCGTTGAGTGCGCGTAGCGCGGCCTAACTCGAGATTCAGTCGTCTCGTCATGCCGCACACACCGCCTGCACCCACCCCACACAGCCGAGGTAGCGCAACGCGTCCTCGGCATTGGGCCGATTGCTATTGAGCCAGCGGTGTTGGTCCGGCGTGATCGTGATGCACAGGTGGAGGTTCGACCGCATGGTGTAGACGTAGACGTGTTCGTTGCAGCGCGTGCGGGTATGTGCGTCGTAGTGATCGCAGATATGTGCAGCAGACGGACAGCCAGCATGCGCCGCAGTGATCGTATGAGCGCGATGCCCAACACTGTTGCGGCACATGATCCGGTGGCCGAGCTGCACGCAGATCACCTTTGCGCCTCGCGACGACGGCGACGGTTGGCGAAATATTCCCCAACCGAGTGTGCCCAGCCGGCTACAGACACTAGAGGCCAAAGCGCGCCCATGATTACGCATTCGGCCGGCCGAGCGACTATCTCGGCGCGCCCAACTAAGAATCCCCAGTACGCGGTTCGCCAAATGGCGGCGCCGACGTAAAAGCCGATCGCGAACCTCGCGCTCATTTCGCCTCCGCCTTCGGCCCGCAACTCGAGCAGTGATCCCGCATGTGCACAAACCAGGTATGACCGTTCGAGCAGTGCATTTCCGCCGTGCCTGTTTCCAGGTTGTGCGCGTGATGCTGGCCTTGCGCGTCATAGTGATTTTCGCCCCAGATGCGTCGTGGCGTTTCGCCTAACGCCGCGCATTCGGGGCAGCCGTTTGGGACCTGCGCTTGGGTTGCCATATTGCTATTCCTCCGGCGGCAGCAGCGCCGCGATGCGGTTGGCGAGGTCACGCGTCCGCGTGCGCGCGGTGTCATCGAGCGCGTTCACGGCAAGCAGGGCGCGCAGATGCCAGACGTCCTCGCGCGTGAAGCCGAACGGCTGGCCGTGCAAACAGAACGCAGCCAGCGGATGGAGGGCGTTTTCATTGACGCCGACCCACGCGTCGATGCCATCGCCGTATTCTAAGCTGAGGCCGCGCTCGTCTAGGAAATACGCACGCGCCGCCTCGCCGATCTCACCGACGCGAGAGAACTCGCGCTTCTTCCACTCCTGCGCCGTCAGCGCTGGCCTAACCGTCTCGGCGCTCATCGGATGCCTTTGGCAAGAATGAAGATCCAACCGGCGACGCCAGCGCAAAACGTCGCGAGAAAAAGCCAGAGCACCCATCGCGGCGTAGGCGGCGTCAGCGGGCGCTCCTGCTGCGGCGGCGGCAGTGGTGGCATCGGCGGCCTCTCGCTCATGGTGCGATTTCCTCCACGGTGATGGTGACGTGCGGCCGGTCAATATCCGGGGCCAGCCGATCGACCGCCAGCCGGTAAATCTGCACATCGTCGGCATAGCACACACCGACTAACGCGTCGAGCAGGCACTTCAAGAGGTTGACCGGATCGGGCCTGCCTAACCGCGGCGGCGTGAACGCCAACCCCACGCTCACACGGCCCGTGAACACCGACGCATCGCCCCACTGCGCGCGGGCCAAGTCGCGGGCTTTCTCTCGGGCGGCTTTGTACGCTTTGCCATGCGACGCGATGCGCGAATGCCGGTGGTTGTCGCTCACAAGGCACGACCACGGGAGTTCGAACGTCTGCGAGTTGCGGCCGTCGACTGTCGAGCAGGCTCGGAGCGTGGCGCGTACGCGCACCGGGCCGTCCGGCACGGTCACGAACTCCGAACCGCTGGCGCGGCGGTACAGCGCGATCGCGGGCTCGCCAACGCCGGCGGCGCGGAGCTGGGCTTCGGTCGCCCGGCTGTCACGATTTGTCAGCCGAGTCACAACCCCTCCGGTGAAGGCTGGTGAACATCGGGTTGCCGCCACGCGAGGGTCAGCCGCTCCCACACGAGCGGCCACAGGTCCGACTGCGCGAGCAGTGGGTTGGCCTGTTGGATCTCGACGACGACCTGCACGACGAACAGCGCGTCCCGGCGGGTCAGCGGCACGTTGAGCTCGTCGGGGAGTTTGGGCGGCGTGTAGTTCGCCAGCTTCGCAGCATGGGCCGCGGGAAGGTTGAAGCTCACGGCGCACCTTCCACGCGCTGGATAATCGCACCGATCAATTCGGGCGCGTGTTCGCTTTTGTCGCGGTAGAGCACTGGCCCGGACGGTAATGCCGCGGCGCGCTGGGGCACCGGCAGCCCCTCGAGGCGCGCCGCGGCGTCGAGTTCTGCGGTGCCGAGCCGCTCTTGGGGCGGCGGTAGGAAGTCGCCGGGCAGCGGCCAGAACGCCTTCGCCGACATCTCGAGCCGCCGGCACATCTGCACAAACTGCGCGGTGGTCATGCGGCCCGTGAGCAGGTCGTAATACCGGTCGATCACGGGCACCGACAACTCGTGCCGGTGCATTTCGGCGAGCACCGCAATTTCGGTGTTGAACACGTTACGGTCTATCACGTTAGCCTCCCTGACGCCTTGGCAAACACCTTCTCGCCGATCGTGAGTTTCCGGTCGCGGCCTAGTGGTGCACCGTTGGGGTCTGCGGTGAGCTGCTCGCGAGCGCCCTGGACGTAGCGCCTGAGTTGCCGCGCGTTGAACTGCAGGTGCTTGCCGTTCGCCACGAGGTCGTGCACGCCGAGGCCGATTTCCTCCCACGAGAAGGCCGGCGGCGTGATCGCGCCGCTGTTGAGCGCATCGAGCGTCGCGTACAGCGTCTCGGGGACGTTCACGTATTTCAGCATGCGGTCGAGGTCGGCATGATAGCGCTCTGGTATTTCTGACCGAATGCGCCCGACCGACCACAGAGGTCGTGGTGTAGTTTCTTCTCTCATCTCCTCTCCCTCTCCGCGAGCGCGTGGTGCCGTAGCATCCTGATAGCTTTCTGCTAGCACGGTGCTAGCATTTTGCTCCACATCTTCGGCAATGGGCGGAGCGGGAAGCAGGAAGCCGGCGCGCTTGAGTTCGGCGAGCTTGACCGGTCCAGAGGCGTGGATCGCATGGCTGATCCAGCGCGCGTCGTCCGGGATGCGATTATGCGTCCGGCTCGCCACAAGCCAGATCAACATGAGCTGTGAACGCGCGGCGTCGGACAACGCGAGGAAGTCGTAGTCCTCGAGCAGCCGTGTATACAGCTTGATCCATACGGGGCCGCGGTCCTTGTAATGCTGGAATGCGGCGAAGTTCTTGACGGCGAGAAAGCCGCGGTCAGCTCCCTGCTGCATGCATCTTGGCCTCCGTGGCCACGACTAGAACCTCTCGTGATTCCCGCCGCCGCTCCGTCGCGACGGCCTGTTTCCGTTCCAGGAGCTCCGCCACTCTGCCACATACCGACTGCAGCCGCATCCCTAGCGCGTCCGCGATCTCTTGCCGGGTCGCCCCGTACTCGCCGCGCGAGACGAGGAAAAGCCGGACGTGTTCGCGCATGGTCGGCGCTCGTCGTGTGATCTTGACCGCCGCGGCTTCGCTGGTCCGACTGCCCAGCGCCGCCGGCGGCACGCGGTAGCGTTTCGCGGGCTCGGCAAAGAGCGGGAGATCCGCGACGGTCATCGGCCCGTCCCCTCGTATTTCCGGTAGTCCGGGCTGTAGTCTTTGAGCGGGCCGTTGGGCTGCCGCTCGCGCGCCCACTGGACGAGCGTGAGCGTCACCAGGCGGTGCTCGGCCGGCCCGAATTGATTCCGCGGCTTCCCCGTCTCGGCCGACACCTTAGCCTCGGCCCGGCTTACGTAGTCGGGGTGCGGCTCGGTGTGCGCGCGGTGGGAGACCGTGGCGCGGCAGCGGCGACACCACTGCGTGCGCGTCTTCCCGCGGCAGGCACCGCAGAGCCAATCGGGCACGGGATGCGTGGCCCGCCACTGCGCGCGCTTCCGCTCGAGCACGGCGTTGCGCCGTTTGGCGTACTGCTCGCGGTCGCGGGCGCTCACTTCGGGGCCTCGGCTCGCGCCTTGTCGATCGCCTCGCGGAAGCTCGCGCCGCTGAAACAGTCCTCGCTTTCCGTGAGCGAAATCTCGGTGCAGCCGTCCTCCCAAGTGACCCAATGCGCGTCGTCTGTCGCAATAATCCAATCCAGCCGCTCCTTGTCCTTCCTGAGCTCGGCGATCTCGGCGTCCTTGGCGGCCAGTTCCTGCTCGACGGCGGCGAGGGCGTCATAGGTGCGACCCTGCGCCTCCTGATAGAACTCGTAGGGCTGCATGCCAATGCACTTCGTGCGCTCGTTGCCTAACGCCTCGCGCAGCCGCTGGATCACGGTCGGGGTCATCGCCATTCGCGGCCCCGCGTCGTGCAGAGCATTTGGTATAGCCCCTCGACCACGACGTCCCACGTATCACCCCCCGGCACGCAGATGACCCACGTGCGGCCACCGCTTCCACCGTTGGAGTATCCCTCCTTCTTGCTGTATTCGCCGTCGTTCGGAACGCTCACGATCGCGACGCCGCCTGGCGTGGTATCCGTCAGCGCCATGAGACTCGCTAGCACTGCCTCGGCCTTCGCTTCGATGGTTGGCTCGGTCTTCGTTGCTTCGCTCACGCTCCCTCCGCTGGTTGTGGTGGTTCGGTGCCGGTCTGGCGCAACGCCTCGCCTAACGCGTTGCTTGCCGCCTCGAAGCCGCAGCTACATGGCGACGGAGGATTGGTGCATCCGACCCTGTGCTTACCGTACCGCTTGAACGCGGCACGAAGCCGCGCGATCTCGGCGTCCCGCTCGCGCACGGCGGCGATGAGGCGCATGACTGGGGACTCCGCCAGCAACTCTGGGCTGATCGCAGACACTCCTGACGTATACAGGGAGTCCATGTAGCTTCGTTGCCATTGGACCAGCTCAACATCCGTGACCTGTCCGGGCGTCTCATTCGCGCTCATGGCGCGTCCGAAAGGTCGACGTAGTACTCCTTGCCGATCTCGAACAGCTTGGCCGTCTCCTCGTTGATCATGCCGAGTTCGAGATTGCCGTTGGGCGTCGCCTCCCAAAACTTGGTGTTCTCGTGGTTCGGATCGCCGTTCCCGTACACGGGACTGGCGTGGATCGTATAGAGCCGCCCGTCGACGTATTGCCGGACGCCCTTCTCGTCCTTCCCGGCTGGAACGTTCTGAGCGACGATGGACAGCTTCTGCACCTTGAACTTCGCGCGCACTTTCATCGTGGTTCTCCTGTTGGGTGATGGTTGACTACTCTCGTTGGCGCTCACGCGTAGAACTCCGGCAAGGTGTCGGCGCGCACGTAGAGCGGGTGTCGCGGGTCGCCGTCCTTTGTTCTGCCGAGACAGTAGAGCCGAACGCCTTCGTCGAGCAGCATCCGCGTTACCCGCTGGTCGCGTTCTTGATACGTGCCGTTGAAGCCCCACGCCGCCACGACCACCTGCGCGCCCTTCGCGGTCCGGAGGATCCACTCGTCGTTGTCAGGACCGACCGGCTCGGCCTCGGCCTGCATCTCGCGCGGATCGGTTGCTCGGAAGGCGAAGAGGTTGAGCATGCACATATCGCCGAGCCCCCAGTCGCGCGCGAACCGAACGCACCGGCGCACTGTGTTGTCGTCGGTTGCCTCGTCCGCCGTGCTCGGGTTGAGGCCGATGAACGCGACGTATCCTGCCCCACCTGTTGCGATCCCGTCGCGCTGCCACTGCGCGCGCCGCCACAGCGTGTAGCGATACCGTCGGTCGTGCGAGAACTCGGCGACGTTGCGCCTCAGCGGGTGCGGATAGAACGGCAGCGCGAATTGGCTAGCGCTCACGGCGCACCCCCGTCGGTGTGCTCGGCGGCGCCGAGGTCGGCCTCCGAGGCAGCGGGGTCGTGCCAAGCCGCGACGGCCGCCGCAACACTGTCGATTGCAGAAGTCGCCATCGCCAAAGCAACGCTTTGTGGTGTGTCTTGGTAGCAGCCGTTCAGGTGAATCTCCACGCACCACGCGTAGTCGTCGGCGCGTATTTCCTTCTGCCACATGGAGAAGTACGGCCTGAAGTCGCCGGCCTCGGTCGCCATGACGAACCGCGCCATCGCTTCTGTCCGCTGGTCGCTGCTATGCTCGAACCAGACGTGAGGCCACCCAGTACCGTGGCCACAGCACGACGACGTGGTAACGAAACCCGCCGCGTTGAGCGCATCGCAAAGCGGGATGATCTCCGGATCGAGCGGTTCGATGTACGTGGGGTCGTATCGAACAGTTTGCCAGTCAGCCATCCCGCGCCTCCTCATGTGGCGGGCACGGCCAGCCCGGTGTGTGCGGCGCGACAGGGCGCGGTGGACGCGGGCCTACGCTGCCGCGCTGCCGCCACCGATCCATCGCGAGCAGGTAGTCGCTCCACTCGCGTTGGAAGCGCTCCTCCTGCTCGGCGGCCGTCGGCAGGTTCTCAGGCGCGCTCATCCCCGCCTCCCGCGTCCTGTCGAGGCGTACAGGAAGCGGATTACGCTTGCGTTACGGTCAGGTGGTAGCTTTTCGGTGTTTGATGGGCTAGTTTGGCATCGTTTCGATGCCTCGGATTGCCGTTGGAGCGCGTAATTCGCTCCTACAGCACTTTCCCCATATTCTGGGTCGGAGGTTCGAGTCCTCCCTGGCGCGTTTGCTAAGTCGTTGCTATTCCACATCGTCCGGAGTACCCCCGTCTGCTATAGTCGCTCCGATTACCATTCCGTTGCCATTCGATGCTGTGACTTCGGGGCCGCTTCGGTCCGGCTCTCGCGCAGCAGAAGGTCTTCGGTCGCACGAAGCAACCTAAGGTCCGCCGCCGCCGCAGCCCACGCCGCCTGAATCGAAGCGGTCACGCCGCGCCCCCGAAGTCGAGCACGCCCTGGGAAAGACGTAGCGCCGCCGACTCGCAATGCGCCTCGTCAATCTCAATACCGATAGCCGGGCGCCGCCGCTCCATGGCGGCGATGAGCGTCGAGCCGGAACCAGCGTAAGGATCAATCACGCGCCCACCGGGCACGAAGCCGAGGCACCAGTCCATGAGCGCGACCGGCTTCTGGTTCACGTGCCAGCGCCCCTCCGACTGCTCGCGGCCACCGCGCGTCGCCCCCGACCAGCGGCGCGTCCACTTCCGTACGGTCGCCACGACGTTCGTCCACACCAGTTCGGCGTCGCTCTGGTCCATCTCCGGCCCGTCGTCTCGCTTGTCCCAGACGAGCCAGCCACGCGAGGACGGCAACCGATCTGCGAAATGGTTCCCGCCCCAGAGCACGAGCCGGGGCGCGGCCGAAAGCAGATGTGTAGGGTCGAACGGCAAATCGTCACCAACTATTGTCTTGCCGTCCATCCCGAGAGAGATTCCGCCAGCCCGCGCGCCGTGGCGGTAGGAGATCCCGTAAGGCGGGTCCGTCACTATCGCGTCCGACGGCGCCGATACTATGCGAGGCAGCACCTCCATGCAGTCGCCGTGGTAGATCGTGATCCCGTCCGCCTCGTAGTAGGGCCTCATTCGCCCACCTTCCCGTCCAGCTTCCCGAACGCTTCCGCCACCCGGTCCTCCCGACGCTGGACATAGCGCGTCAATTGGCGGGCGTCCGTGTCGCCGATCGCGTGGAGTCCCAGCATCGCGTCGCCCGTGATCGCCGCCACATCGCCCGACAACATCCGCCGTAGTCCGTGCCCCGCTCGGTTCCGCGCGTGCGCGATCCCCGCCCGCCGCTCGGCCGCCCGCAGGGCCGACCACACGGCGCCGATCGTGTAGACCTCATGTCGGCTCACGTTGTGGCCTTTGGTCCGCGCCGCCGGGAAGACCCACGGCGAGTCGGTCCGGTGCGCCTCCGCGACCTCGAGCGCGGCGATCGTCCGCTCGCGCAACGGCTGCCACCAGTCCTTGCCCATCTTGTCCCACTCGGGCTGCCAGTGGACGCGGCGCGCTTCCAAGTCGATGTCCGCCCACTGGAGGTGGAGCACAGCCTGCTGCCTGACGCCCTGATAGCCGCAGATCGAAAGCACACACCACGCGCGCCAGTGCGCCTTGTACGTGGTCGGGTCCAGCGCCTTGAGGAGGGCCGCGAAATCGTCGGCGCGGTACTCCGCCGGCGGAACGGGGCGCTTCTCCTTGGCCACGCGGTAGCGGTAGGCGTGGAGCCGGTTGCGGGCCAGGTGCTCGTGCGCCAAGCCCCACTGGTGCACGCTCTTGATCGTGGTGATCGCGCGGCCGATCGTCGTCACGGCCAAGCCCCTGGCCTCGAGCGCCGCGCGCAGCTTGACCAGCATGCCGAGCGTCGCGTCCTCGGCGGTAAAGGCCGTCCCCCACATGACGGTCCAGTAGCGCCAGTGTTCCTCATACAGGCGCTGCGTCCGTTGCCGGAGGTGCGAGTATTCCGACTCGGCGAACCGCTCGTAGAGCTCGCGCAGTGTCATGCGCTCGGCCACCGGCAGCGTCCGCGACTCGCTGAATCCGCGCGCCCACTCTTTCGCTTCGATGATGTTCTCGCGCGAGCGGACCCACGACTTCGTCTTGAGCGCGCCCCGCTCCCGCCACTGGACGCGCACCAGATCTCCCTCGGTGAACACGCGGACCTGCGCGCCTTTGGGGCCGTAGTGGGCGAGAGATTTGCGGAGGGTCACGCGCTTTTCCTCCCGGCTTCGCGGCCCGCCTCACGAGCGGCGGACGGGTTGGCCCGGCGTGGCACCACCACCTGCAAGTACTCGCGCCGGCCATTCCGCATCCGCGCATGGCCCTGCGCCATCCATCCGGCGAACCGCGCCCGCAACCAAGGCCGAGCGTGCGCCGAGCGCAGCATGGCGTCATCCTCGGCGAGCCAGACCAAGAGATCCTCGGCCGCGCGCGCGATGGGTTCGATCACGTCCTCGAGGACAGCGGCCAAGCGATCCTCTCGCAGCCGCCGGGCCTCACTCGCCCGCTCCCGCGCGTCGGCGATGGCTTGCTCCAAGCTGGGGGTCATTGCACCACCTTGAACGTGAGGCACCACACCCACGGGTTCGCGTTCCAGCCGTAACCACGCTTCGCGTTGAGCGCATCCCACGAATCGCTGAATCGCTCACGCGCCGATTTCTCCGGTGCTCGGCTCTTCGGCCACGGCCCGCAGTCGTAGCCCTCGCGTTCGATGTCAGCGATAGAGATGTCCTGCACGCGCTCGACGCGCACGTCGGTTATTTCGAGCGTTAGGCGCGACGCCCAGCGCGGCATGTGGATCGAGGGGCGCCAGCGATCAGGCTCGTAGTCGGAGCCGAGCCAGAACATATGTCCGAAGCGGCCCATTCCGCCGAAAGCGAAATCCTGAACGTATTGAGCGGCGCGGTCGGCGCGATACACGATGCGGTCGTACGGGTCCAACGCGTGCGTCTCCCTCACCCACAGCCTGTCGCCGGGCTTGCCGTATCGACACTTCCCGAGATCATCCTCGCCACGCGAAACCACGCCACGCATGAAGTGCCACTCGTCGTTAGTGTCGATGAACGGCGCGCTGGCCAGATACTTCCCGCCAGGCAACGGTCCGTCGTAAGGCTGCGGCTCGATGACCCGCCGCGTCTGCGTCTTGCGACGGTCGAGGATCGCGCGCACCATCGGGCCGGAAAAAAGAATCGGGCGCTCGCGTACTGCCACGGTTGTCGTCATGCGTGGGCCTTGCGCTTGCTGTCGGCCAGCTTGACCACGTCGTCGCAGAGCCCGGCGTGGAGTGGACACAGGTAGAGCGTGCGGTCCGGCGTCACGATCTCGCGCTGGATGATCTTCGAGGCGCAGAGGCAGCACTTCCGAGCGGGCTTCATGCGGCCCTCCGCTTCGTTAGGCAGTCCCGACACGTCGTCTCGCCGTCCGGCAGGCAGTCGGCGCATTTGAGCGCCTTGCATGCCGCACAGAGCAGCACGTCGTGCCGCAGGCCGCGCTCGGTTGCCCGCGGGCGGACCCGGATGTAGCACCAGGTGCCGCACGCGCAGTCCATCTCCTGAAAGCGCGGGCGGCTCGTTATGATCACGCGCTCGAACCACTCCCGGCACTGATCGCAGTAGATCGGCTCGCCCACCGTGCGCGCATCCACCGTCCAGTGATGGTCGCCGCGCCGGCCACCGCAGTGCGCACACCGCTCATCTGCACCGTGCCGCGCCAACACGGCGTCCACGTCGCAGTCGTGGTTTACGTCCTTGTCGAGCAGCACGTAGCAGCCGATGCCCGGCGCACCATGCACAGCCGTCCACTGGTCCGGCATGTACGTGCACGTCGGC